GTCACTAAATGCGGTGCAACAACTACAATCAGTGGTTCAGTTGTAAAAGCAGATGACATACAAGCAGCAGATGGTGGAAATTTAATTAATCAATGTGGAACAACCATTACACTTGGTGCAAGTGGCGATACTATTAATTTAGCATCAGGCGCATCACAGACAGGTTTTGGTAGAACGGGTACTGTTGATTGGCAAACAACTAAAAAAACGGCAAGTTTTACAGCGGCAACTGGAGAAGGTTATTTTTGTGATACTTCTGGTGGAGCTTTTACAGTAACTCTTCCTGCCTCACCTTCAGCTGGAGATATTGTATCCTTACAAGATTATGCAGGAACTTGGGAATCTAACAATTTAACAATTAATAGAAACAGTTCTAATGTCGGTGGTATTTCAGCAGATCCAATTTTAAATGTTTCAAATCAATCAGTGACTTTAGTTTTTGTTGATGCAACAAGAGGATGGCAAACAGTTAATGATTCAACACAATCAGTGGCATTAGCACAATATGTTACAGCTTCAGGTGGAACAATAACAGAATGTGGGGATTATAAAATTCACGTTTTCACTGGACCAGGAGCTTTTTGTGTGTCTTGTGCAGGAAATCCTGGTGGATCAGACACCGTAGATTATTTAGTAGTTGCTGGTGGAGGTGGTGGAGCCGGAGGTGGTACTTACCAATTTCCACGAGGTGCAGGTGCAGGTGGTGGAGGTGGTGTAAGATTATCTGCAACAACATATACAAATTCAGGACCAAGTGCTCCTAGAAGTGCTTGTGTTTCAGCTTTACCAGTTTCAGTTCAACCTTATACAGTTACAGTTGGTGGTGGTGGAGCAGCAGGAGTAGGTGGACCTGGTGCTGGTGATGGTGGTCAAGGTTCAAATTCAATTTTTTCAACAATAACATCTACTGGTGGTGGTAAAGGTGGAGGACATTGTCAAACATTTCATGGATCTCCAGGAGGATCAGGAAGTAGTGGTGCAAATGCAAGCACTGGAGGAACAGGAAATACTCCTCCTGTAAGTCCACCTCAAGGAATGCCTGGAGGTGCTGGTGGTCCTAGTTCTGGAACTTTTGCTGGTGGAGGTGGTGGAGGTTTTATGGCCGCAGGAGGAAATGGAAATCCACCGACAGCTGCAGGAGCTGGAGGTGCTGGTGGTGGATACCCAAGTGCAATGGGAACTAATGGACAACCTTCTGGTGGTCAATATTATGTATCTGGTGGTGGCGGAGGTGGTGCTGGTTATAATGGAGCAGGTGGAGCAGGTGGTTTAGGTGGTGGTGCAGCTGGTGCAGGTGGATCAACTGCACCGTCAGCAACTTTTCACGGTGGTGGTGGTGGAGGATCTGGTTCTGCTCCAGGAACATCTACTACTACTGGAGGTGCTGGTTCAGGTGGATTAGTAGTAATAAGATATAAATTTCAAAATTAGGTAAATTATGAGTGAAGTAAAAGTAAATAAAATTAGTCCAAGAACAGCGTGTGGTACAGTCACATTAGGAGATAGTGGTGACACTATTACCATTCCTGCTGGTGCAACGATCACAAACAACGGTACGGCGGCAGGTTTCGGTGCTACAGGTGCAGCGTCTTGGGATACAACAGTTAAAACATCAGGATTCACAGCAGTAAGTGGTGTAGGGTATTTTGTAAATACAACAAGTGGAGCGATCACGGTAACTCTACCAGCATCACCAAGTGCTGGAGATGTGGTAGCAGTTTCAGATTATGCAGGCACAGCAGATACAAACAATATTACAATTGGCAGAAATGGTTCTAACATTAATGGAGCAGCGGCAGATTTAGATATTCAACAAGAAAATTCAGCAATAACTTTAGTATATGTAGATGGAACACAAGGTTGGAAAGCAACAGATACATCTTCTTTAAGTGATGTAGAATTACAACCTGCATATGTAACAGCAACAGGTGGAACAATTACTTGTTGTGGAGATTATAAAATTCATACATTTACAGGACCAGGTACTTTTTGTGTTTCAGCAGTTGGTAATCCTGTAGGATCTAACACTGTAGATTATTTAGTAGTCGCTGGTGGCGCAGGTGGTGGAGGAGAAGAAGGTGGCGGTGGTGGTGCTGGTGGTTACAGAGAATCATCAGGAACAGCATCTGGTTCATATACAGTAAGTCCATTAGGTGCTTGTGTAAGTGCATTACCAGTAACAATTCAAGGTTATTCTATTGAAGTAGGGGGAGGTGGACCTGGACAAACAAGTGGTCCTACTCCTGCAGCATCAGGTTCAAATTCAAGTTTTTCATCAATAACATCTGCTGGTGGTGGTAGAGGTGGAGGACAACAAAGTTGTTTTCAAACTGGAGCTAGTGGTGGATCTGGAGGTGGTGGTCACGGTGATGGAGGTGGTAGTCCTCGAGCAGGTGGTACAGGAAACGCTCCTCCAGTAAGTCCACCTCAAGGTCAAGATGGTGGAAATGGTGCAGGAAGAAATGGAACTAATAATGAAGGAGGTGGTGGAGGTGGTGGAGCAACGGTTGCGGGAACTGCTGGAAGTACTTCCCCTAATCCAGGAGGAACAGGTGGTAATGGTGGTACTGGAGCAACATCATCAATAAACGGAACACCAACTGCAAGAGCAGGAGGAGGTGGTGGTGGAGCAAATAATTCTTCTGGAGTTATTGGATCAGGTGGAGCTGGTGGCGGTGGAGATGGAACAAAAGATAACACAACAGCTCAAGCTGGATCAACTAACACCGGAGGTGGTGGTGGCGGCGGTGGTGGAAATGCTGGTGCTTGTGGAGGAGCTAGAGGTGGCGCTGGCGGTAGCGGAATTGTTATAATAAGGTACAAATTCCAAAATTAACATGTATTTACTAAGAATAAAATTTAATATATAATAGGAGAATAATTATGGCACATTTTGCAAAACTAGGAGCTAACAGTAAGGTTATTCAAGTATTGACTTTGAATAATTCTGATATGTTAAACGCTGATGGCGTTGAAGATGAAACAGTAGGACAACAGTATTTAGAGACACACAATAACTGGCCTGCACAAATGTGGATTCAAACATCTTACAATACATCAGGTGGAACTCACAGGAATGGCGGAACTCCATTTAGAGGAAACTATGCAGGTATAGGTTATACTTGGGATGAGGACGATCAAATCTTTTGGCCTAAAAAACCATATGCATCTTGGGTAAAAAATACTACAAATGCACAATGGGATCCACCTGTAGCTCAACCTGATTTAAATGCTGAACAACAATCACAGAATGAAGCTGGCACTCACAGGTGGTCTTACGTCTGGAATGAAACTAACACAACTTGGGATTTGACAAATAGCTTAGCATAAATTAAAAATGGTGGTGGTATGCAAAAGAAAGTCTTAACAGAACAAGCATTATATTTTGGTGATGTAGAGATGCCTAAGTATTGGGACATCGACCGAAATAAATTAACTGGCGACATTCTACAATCAACTTATTCAAACAAAGATTTTCCATTCTCAAGAACTTGGGATATGTTAAATACATATATGAGAGATCACATCGGTCTTGAATATCAAATTAATCTAGTCAACAAATCAACGTGGGGAAATATCTATAAACCTAATGAGACAACAATTCCTTTATTGAATATTGATCCAGTGGATCTACGTAACTCTCCAGACTTTACATTATTATATGGTGTAAAAGTTAAAGATTGTTTTGTTAGAATACACTATGAAGATAACAGACGTAAAGGAAGAAGTTGGGATATAAAACTAGAAAATAATATGTTCATTATGTTTCCATCAACTAATATGTATTATCTAACTAACACACAAAAAGATTCATTAAACTTTGTGCAAACAATAACTTATGAATATATCTAATTATTACTGGCATTTTCCTAAAGCTCTGACACCAAAGTTTTGTGATGATGTAATAGCTTATGCTAATCAACAAGAAGAAGTAATGGCTAGAACTGGTGGTTATGGTGATAAAGAATTAAATAAACAAGAAGTTAAAGATTTAAAAAGAAAAAGAAACTCTGATTTAGTGTGGCTTAACGATACTTGGATATATAAAGAATTACACCCATACGTTCACATGGCTAATAAAAATGCAGGTTGGAACTTTGAATGGGATAGATCTGAATCGTGTCAGTTTACAAAATATAAACACAACCAATATTATGATTGGCA